CAAGCTAGCGATAGCTGCCGGTGCGAGGAAGTCGTCCTCAAGGAATTTGTCAGTGAAAGGAACTTTCACTCCAACGAATTCGTTGATGTTGAACACGAACTGGCCGGTGTCAGGCCGACGCTCAGGAAGAGCGACAGACTCAGACATCTGGTCAATTGCGAGCTCACCGATGGAACTAATCTTATAGTTATCTCCATCGCCGAAATCATTGATCATGCGAACCATGCCTTGTGCAAAGACCTGGTCCTCAAACATTTCCTTGATTTGATTCGTGAATACTTCATTACGCTTAAGGTGAGTGGCACCCCAAGCAGTATCCATAGCTGTTGCCATTTTAGTATTCTCTACTTATCAAAGTTAATCGTTGTAAAGATCACGCCGCATCTGCAATTGAGTATCCGTCTTCCAGTATTGGATTGGGTTCTCTTTACGCAGCTGCTTATAAAATGCGTGATCTCGAGTATTACCAGTATTGGTATTACCCGCTACTGTTTGCCCTGAGCCCCCAGATCTTACACCGCTAGAGCTATCGGTGTGAGTAGAACCTTGTGGTGTGAACAGCTGCAAGAAAGCTTTAGGATTGTTCTTGGCCATCGTGGTTGCATCCTGCAAAGGAATGTCCAGTTCCATGGCCCGCTCCTGCACTTTGGCATCGGCGGTCTTCCAATCTCCGTAAGTTTCCGTCAGAGTGTTTTGCACTGACGACCAGTTAGAATCCTGGTTAGCTTGCGTTTGATTCTGTTCTAATACTCGTTCTACTATCTGGGTTACCGTGCCAGCATCCAGGTTATCTGTATTGCTTTCACGATTGTTGGATATCCTATCCAGCGCCTCATCAATTGTTGTCGCGCTTGAGAGTTTGCCTTCGAGCTCCGTAAGCTTGTCACGAAGTTCTCCATTCTCTCTTTCCAAATTAGGGATGTGAGCCTGTGCAGCTTCATCCCGCTTCCGTAGCGCCTCGAACTCTGCTGAGTCGATTCCTTTGTTATCAGTAGCACTGGTGTTGTCGTCACCAGGGGTCTGCCCAAAGTCAGTTCCATCATTGTTGTCTTGCCCGGTGTCGTCGGGCTTACCAAATTCATTGGTCATTTTGTCCTCGTCATCTCCTGTGCGATCCTCATGGCTGTGCGGTATCCGCCTATCCATGCGACCTTGTACTGCCAGTTTGGCGTCTCGAACCCTGTCGGGTTATCGAGCTGCATAAGAGCTTTGTCTACCTCTTTGCTAAAGTACTCGTGTTGTCTATTGAGAACGGTCTTCGCTCTCTTGTAAGCCCCTTCGAACTTCTTCTGTTCTTCCGGAGTTAATCCCTTTAGTAATCTCTGCGATACCTTAACTGATCGGGGGGAGATTACCTCCTGTTCCTGCTGTTGCTGCATCCTCTATTCCTCCTAGGTCTCCTACTGGGTCAGTAAGAGCTTCTTGCTGTGCCGAGTCCTGAGCTACTTGAGTTCGTCGCTCAGCTTCCAGCCTTTCTTCAATTCGCACATACGGCTCTACCAGCTTGTTACCTGTCTCCAGATCAAGAAGTTCTTGGTACATACTAGCCAAACCGACTGCACTAAAGTGTTGAGCAACCTCTGGGTCAGCCAATGGGCCTGCCTGTAGCTGCTGTAGATTCTGAATGAGCTGCGACTCTCTCGCGAAGTGCCGGGCACCTACTGGTACCAAACGACCTCTGCTCATAAGATCTTTCTTCGTGATGCTGCGGAACTCGATAGCTCCGAAGTCATCGTCAGTAACCTCTACTACGTCAACGCCATCCAGGTTGCGTACTGATACTTCTAGCTCACCATTGACGAGCTCTTCCAAGAACTCCTGGAAGATGTTCACCTTATGCTGGAAGCTTCTAGCTGCAGCGTTAGTCAAACCTTGAAACTCACCGAGGGTCTTCTCCCCTGGAGTCCGGAAGCCTAGCGCTTCCCTGGGTGACAACGCAAACATTTCCATAGCATCTGATAGCTCTTGGATCTGCAGGTCGCTGTTCAATACGGTAGTGTCAGGACGAAGGTATTGGATACCTCCATTCTCAGGCATGTAGTAATGCTTGGCACCACCGATCTGCATGATGTCTTCGACGTCCCCTTGGAACATCACATCCGGATCTAGCATCTGGTCGAATGCGTCAGCCCGTGCGTTCTCCAGGTGGTCCATGCGATACTGCAGGCCTACCAGATTATCAAGGGGGCCTTGCGCCCAAAGGTTATCCGGACGTTGACGCCAACCTACATGATAGATATTGGGCCGACCTGTCCAGGTATTAACGCCTTCATCTCTCACTGCACGCCAGCGGTCCACCACGGTTATAACGTGGTCTTTCTTGTATTCCCTGTCTACTCGGTTGCCCTCGAGGAACAAGTCCCCGTAAAACTCCAGCACTTCCACTAGGCCGCTATCGAAGTATTGGCTCGGTGTACCAAAGCCATCGAACTGAAGCATGAGCTCCTTATCGATATCACCTTGGTTGAATTGGTGGATGCGCCCACGGTTAGTGAGTGCAACATCAAGGATGTCTTGAAAGTATTGCTTGTCCGGGTTCTCTAAAACTATCCTATGTAAATCTGCAACTGTGTACAGGGTCCGGATAATCTTAGGTGCCTTAGCGAAAGACTCAGCTAAAGGATTCATCACGATATCTCTGGGATCAATCCTAGAGATCTTCGGTCCTACATAGCCTTGCGTCATCTCGCCAGTAATAGGATCTTGTACGAATTCTCGTACGTAATCCACTTGTGCGAATGCGTTACCAAAGATAACCCAGTCGCCTTCCAGCCTACGCATAGTGTTACGGAAGTTAGCTCCGCTCAGCTTATGCTTGGTCTTCATGTAGGCTTCTACAACTTCACGCTTCTTAGCTGAAGCAGACTCAGCGTCGCCGCCTTGCCAGCGCAGCCAATCGTCATTCGGGAATAACGCGGCGTCGTAGTTGATTGTTAGCGTATCAAAAAGATTAGCCATCTTAGGACGGTGCGTTGTATTGCTCCAGTCCGTTACTTGTTCGTTAGTTGTATCGCGAGTAGAAGTTGCATACACATAGCGCATCACCTCGGACCATAGGTCCATCTGAGGTGAGCGGGCTGTACCCCACTGTGTAAACAGTCTGCTTATCTCGAGAGCTTGATCGTCTCTATTTCCAAAGACTACATTTAAGTCTAAGCCGTTTGCTACGCTCATGCTACTCTACTCCGTCGACCACCAAAGCGTCGATCGTATACCACGTTAGTTTCCATAACTCTAGTTGTTTCTGTTCTCTTGCCTGGCGGCTTTGCAATGTCAATAACTGCAACGAAGGCATCACATAGGTCATCGTGACGCGGGCGTTCCAGTATTACTTGGTCTTCGAACTCTGTGTTCAACTCGCCTTTGTAGTGCCAGATTTTCTTATCAGCGTAACGCCACTCTAGAGTAGCTCCTTTACGCTCCCGTTTGTTACCAGCTGTCTTAACGACAGCCTTACCTTCAACGGTGAGTACGTTTCCGTTCTGTCGGATCAGGCGTTCTAGTTCTTGCTTAACGAACGCGCCGCCTGCATTAGTCTCAACCCTTATCTTTTTAAAGCCCCACTTGTAGTGGAGGTTGATGACTTCATCATAGTACTCAGCGAAGCTGGTAGTTTTAAATTGGATCAGATCTAGTATAAATATATTAGCTTCTGCGTCCATTCCTATTACGGCAATAGCCGTGTAGTCTGATGTCCCCGACTCTGACCACGCGACGTCCATCGCTGCAAAGACAGAGAGTTTAGTGTTTCTGTAGTAAGTAACACCACCAGTAACCTTAAGATTCTTCCGATCGTAATATTGAAAAGCTCCACGAGAAATTCGCTGGGTGTCAACGGCATTCGGATCGTTGTAGTACTGACAGTAGAATTGTACAAGCTGCCCTTTTGACTCATATTCGGATCGAATGATCGCCAAGGTCTGGACGTCGAACCCGTAAGCATCTCCAGTATCTGGATTGCGCTGGAGAGGCCACAGGAAGTTCCCTGTTCCATCTCCCTTATCCTCAACTTGCCGCTGAAAGATATCCCATAGCTTAGCAGATCCTGTGAATCGTCCTTCGTGTTCATCCCATACCTTATAGAAAGTATCCAAATACGACTGGTACAAATCCTCTGGATGGTAGCGCGTACCGCAAGCTTTTATCTCTCCTCGGGGGTTAAGTATCGAGGTGAACTGAGCCAGAGATCTATTGACCTCAGAACGGCCAGTAGCGGTATCAGCAAACTGAGGTACAACGACATCATCAGGCAAAAGCAAATCGCAGTGTAGTCCAATAGCGTTTGATTTGACCGTCTTGACGATGAGCGTATGATCGCGAATACCCCGCCGTTTTCTTTCAGGATGGTCGACATTGAATGAGTAGGCAGACCACTGTTCTCGTTGTCCTTCGTCATCTTTTAACATCTCCGGCCAATACTTCTTATACGTAGCACTGGTCAACATATTCTTAATAGCGTAGATCTGATCCTTAGCTAGGTCTTCACCAGCTGATAGATAACAGATTGTTATCCAAGGTTCATATGTAATACGCCATACAGCATACACAGCAAGACAATGACTCTTGAGATGCCCACGAGGCAGTAGTAGTAATTGTCGCTTGTTTGCTTCCGGGTTGGATAGCCATGCGAAGACTTCTTCATGTACATCTCCGTAAGCATAGTGAGGATTAATCAGCTTTGCAAATGCAAATAGATTAGTCCTACACAGCTCAACTATTTCTTGTTGTACCATTCTTAGTTACTAGCTTGATTCTTTTTAAATCGTCTTTCATCTCACGAATGCTTTCAGCTTGCTCGCGAGCTGCTTGTTTGACTTCCTCTTTAGAAGGTCGTCCTCTTTTGCTAGGTGTTTTAGTTCCGTCAAAAATCATTTTTTGTGCTTGCACGTTACCCTCTGCCGCGCTTGTCCTTAGTTGGTTATAGGCTATTGCCTTGTCACGAATCCCCTTCTCGTCTCTCCAAGCTTGTAGACCAGACCACATGCAGCCATCTTCGTATCCTTCTACGAAAGGCCTAGACTTAAGCAGTCGTTGCCAATGCTGCCACGAACCGACCAGCTTCATAGCTGCTTCGTGTTCGCTCTCGCTGTACATGTAGATCAAGTATGCTGAAGGCAGTCCTTGAAAAGACTCCTCCCTCATAGTGTACAGAGGTGGGTAATCCTCATGCCTAGTCTTATTGAACTCATAGAATAAGTTCGTTCGATATCTTCCTAGATTATCTTTAAGTATACTCCGATCTTTCTCTGGGTCAGAGTAGCCAAAGAAATCCATATGATAGTTATGATCCATTATACCAGCTGTGTCCTTGCAGTGTTTAATGTAGCTATGTTACCAGCAGTCATTACATCAGTTGAAACCCAAGCCCTAGCAATATCACCACCATACAGGTTATTACCTAAAGCTGTGGCACTAGCAAAAGCAATTCGTCCTTGGGTAGGCTTATCATGAAACCAAGAGTCTGCATCCCGTGTGCCAGTATAATTAGTAGTCCCTTGTGCAACAAGAGCACCATCAAAATAAAGTTGCGGACCTATACCAGTTCCACTCTGGGTATAGATGAACATATGATAATTGTTATCATATATTGTAAGAGTGGATGTTGATCGAGTTAGAGCGTCATTTGACCCGCCCGACGAAACAAAATGAACCTCCATATTACCAGTAGCACCTGCGCCACCTTGAGTACGGAAGAACGTAAAATCAGTAGTACTGGAACTTCCTACTGCAAAGAGTATTGGTCCTGATTGAGTACCATCAGCTTTGGCTACAATGCCAAACGATCCAGTCGAATGAGCTGGATAAGATGCCGGGGTTAAACCAGCTGTTCTAGCAGCCCAGTTACCTCCTGCACCAGGAAAGCTTAGAGCATCGTCTGTCTCATAAGCAACATCGCCTGTCGCACTATAAGTTACTGCTGCGCCAATAGCATTCAGGTCAGCCTGAGTAGCTGTGCCCTGATTTATGATAGCATTAGGTGAAACCTCGTCGAACAACCAATCACCGCTACGATTAGGAGCTGCGACTGTAGTCAGAAACTCATCAAATCCTCTAGATCCTACATTAATTCCTGAGCTGGTCCAAGATCGTACATCCGTCACAGATGTAATCACTCCACCGCCAGATGTACCTTGATATAAGACCTGGCTATTAGTTAACGGAGCCGTCGCTGCTGCAGCCAGGTTTCCGGTAACAAAGTCTGCGTATACATCCCAAGACCCGCTAGCAGGAACTGCAACACTGCCGGCTGCGGATTCTTTAATCACACCAACACCGGTGACTGCGCCGGGTCCGTGATTAAAGTTTAACCCTGTCGAACCTTGAAAATCAAAGTTTCTTGATAGCGTTAATGTATTGTACTTTGAAATCTTTTGAACCATTAGGTGAAACTCGTCTTATCAGTAATTATTGCACCGCGATAATCTATGATATCTGTTATCGCTCCAGTAGCTGTAGTAACTTTATATAGTACTTCAGAGCCTGTTGGAGCTGCGCCTGCATTAACTGTCGGTACTGCACCATCCATGTAGATCCAATTAGTTGCATCATCTGTCAAGGCTACGGTGCCAGCAGCTACTACAGTTCTGGTCTCAGCAGATACGTGGTATCCGCCTTTATGTCCAAAGGTCAAGCCTGTAGTAGTATCTTGATCGTAGTGCATATTACCTGAGAATGCAAGATCCTCTATAGGTCGCCCGTATGATTGTAAACGAGTAGTCATTATGATGTATCTACAATTCCTGTCGATCTTATTCGCCAATCTTCTGTAGTAGTAATTACACCAGAGGCTGCGACGAATCTGTACATTAAAACTCTGTCTTCTGTCGGGATCGTAGCCCCGCTCTCGATAGCCAGAGTATTAGTATTAATATATACGTACGTAGTTGCATCATCTGCCACAGTTATCTGTGCACCAGCTATAGCTGATACAGTATTAAGTCTGACTAAAGTACCACCAGAAAAATTCCTAACTAGCCCACTGGCTGTAGGAATTTCTTCTACTTTGAACTGTCCTGAGATAGGACCAGAGTCGAATATATCGGAGACCTTAGTAACCAATTGCTATATATCCTACAGGAGATGATGTCCCACCAGAGTTCACTACGTTCATTCCGGTAGTAGTCAAGCTATTAATATGAGCGGCTGATTCTAGACTAGATGTACCATTCTGTCGACACGCTATACCTACGAACGCTCCGTTAGGGAATGCCGTGTTAAACGTTACAGCTGTCTGCGTATTGGATATACTCGGGCTTACACCCCAGTTGATAATCCAGTCATTGGCTGTATCGTTCGGAACACTGAAGCTTCCGTTAGTGATAGCATTGAAGTCGAAGTCTGCGCTTCCAGTGACACCAGCAATAGCCGTGTCTACGAATAGCTTCGATACCAAATGGTTGTTAGCTGTACCTTCTACGTCAAGCTCTACCTTACCATCGGTTGCGATAGTCAAGCCTGTAATGCTATTAGCACCAAGCTCTAGAGGATGAGCTGAAGTAGTAAGCAGCCTGGCTAGCGCTGCCTGAGTTTCCAGCGTTGCACTGGCACCTGCGGCTGTAGCCATCGTGTATTGTTCACCAGTAATCAGATCGCTGTCTAGCGTAACGGCTGGGTCAACTACGATTGTAGTAGAACCGATATCCATTACGTTGATACCAGCTACATCAATATCAATGTCTGCTGCTGCGGACGGGATATTAATCTGCGTAGTAGTATTACTAAGCAGGCTGATGTCTGTTACTGGAGGTCTTACTTTAGTTAGAGGCATTACCTGCGTCCTCTCTTAACGCGTCTTGTTAGAAGCGGTATCTTCTTAGCTGGCCGTGGTCCCTTCGGAACCTTCTTAGTCAGGGTAGGTATAAACTCTGCCGGCAGGTTCTTATCCCTGGGCGGAACTTGGACACCTACTTTACGAGAGCTACCGAGTATCCTGTCTGAGCTACGCGTTCCTCGTCGTGCTGCGCTTTCTGCACCTGCACGCTTTAGGATAGTCCTAGCTCGGCCAGTAACATTCTTAGATGCACTGCCACCCTCTGTCTTATCAGGACGGGTAGAAGGGCGAGACTTGCTCACGCTTTCTATCTTGGAAGTAGGCTTCATGATCTGACTAGCTGGTGCGAGCTGACGTGTAGTCCGTTTGACACCAGTATCTTTCTCTCGAGCTGTAAGAGTACGAGTCATCGCTGACTTCGTATCTTTAGCTAGCTGCTTTTGCATCCCAGGGGATGTAAGCGTAGCACCTGACGGTGCTGACTTAGTCTTAACCCTAGAGGTTACAACCTTCTGCTCAGCTGGACCTGCGAGTGTACGCAGCCTATCCTGACCAGGCTTAAGGTCTTTGACTTTCTTTTTCTTTGCTGCCTTACGCAGGCCTCGGCCTACTCGGCGTACGCCTGAGACAGCCATTATCGACCGCTCCGGTTCTGCCGCTTGATACTTATCATGAGGTCGTCAAGGCGATTCTTCTTAGCGTCTTGTGCAGTACGCTGGGGAGTGCCTACTTTGAATAAGCTAGGCTTCTCTTCCTTTGGCTTACGCTTGCCTTTCTTAGGCTTCGTCGGTGTAGCTTTAGGCATGTTATGATCCTGTGAAGTTCCGTATCACAATTACTTCTCCGCCTGCCATGGCTTCGTCTAGCGTGATACTAGTAGTAGTAGTTTCCGTGTAGTCACCGTTGTTGAGAGACTGGAGAAGTCCATCAATGCTAACCAGGAGCTGGTTATTGCCGACAACGTAAGTGGGTGCTGTGAAGACTGTCTGCCCAGCGGTAGCTACGGCTGAAGTCTCTTGTAGCGTTACGTTAACGTTGTTGAATACAGGAGTAGGTGATAGATCACCATAGATAAAGGTGATATCGCTATCAGTTTCTAGTGAGGCGACAAATGTTACTGTCGTCTCGTCGCTTACTGTATAAGCTAAGCCTGGTATTTGGAATACACCGTTTACTATGACCGTAAGGCCTAGCATCTCAGTGACACCAAATAAGTCGTTGAGATCAAACACAGTTCGGGTCATAGTGCCCTGACTGCCTACTGCCAACCCGTAATTAAACGTAATTGGGTCTCCAGTAGTCTGACCTTGTCCTGCTCCACCTGCTGCTATTGCTGTAGTAACGATTGACGTTGCTACGTTGGTAACCTGATTAAGGTTAACGCCATCTGTGCCTGCGACTCCTTCTTGTACATTAAGTACCCTGTTGGAGCCCATATCGAAGTCAGCGGCCATTGCATTTGGCGCTACTCCGTTTCGATCTACCTTGTTAGCTAGCTCGGCGGCAATGGCGCTCAATTCTGTGTCGAAGGCGTCGGTATCCCGATAGCCTGACTGAATTGGTGTTGGTACGTATGTAGTGCCCATTTATTCTTCCGTAAAACCTTGAAGGTTGTATTTATATACAGAGCTCAAGTGATCCAAGATCTCTTGATTGGTTATGATTCGTTCTGCCATTGGATTTCCATATATTTAATAGGTAATCGAGTTACGCCAGCTAAGATACCCTCTTTTCTCTGCGCTTACTGTGAACTCTTATTACTAGAAGCTTTTAGGTATGTTAGACACCAAGAAATCCAAAAAGTTCAATTCTTTTTACAAATTCTCGCAGAAACCCCCCTTCAGCTACGAATTTGCGTAAGCAAGCTGAACAAACTACGACAAGCGTATACCTCAGGCAATAAGGCGCTATGCTAAAAATTTGTTGCAGAAATTTCCGAGTGACCTAAAGAAGGCCAGTGCTGGCCCCGTGCCCCCCTTCCGCAAGTAACTTGTCGACCAGTAATGACAAGAATCCTGTCAGTCAACTAAATTGATTGACAAATGGCTTGACGTTCTGAATCTGTCAAGGTACCTGTCACTCAAGTATGTTGCCTATCAAGTAACATGACTGTCAACTTCATTGCCTATCATACCTGGTCTAACTGTCAAGTAAGTTACTAGTCCGGACTATCAAGTAGTTTGACAGTCAATTTGCCTGTCTAACAAGTAACTTGCTGCACCACTTTGGTGCGTGCGATGCCCTGTTATGGTGCGTGCGTTGCTTTGTTATTGTGCGGTGCACAAGCTTGTTTGTTGCAGTGCACAA